GGACTGAGCGGCATTGGCCTCGCTGGTGAAAGCCGCGCCCGCGCTAGCCTGCGCGGCGTCGCGTGCGGACTCGGCCGCAGCTTCGGCGTCCTGCGCAGCCTCTTGCGCAAGCTGGGCGTTCAGGCGGTGGCCGCTGGCGCTGTCGCGGGCGGCTTCGGCGGCGATCTTGGCGGCGACGGCGGGGGCGACGGCGGCTACGGCCGCGTCGATGATGAGCTGGCCGTCCGGCTTGCCCTCATACGCAGGCAGGCCAGCGATCTCGTGCAGATTGGCGTCGGCGACATCGGGCACTGTCACCGTCAGGCGTTGCGTGCGGCCGTTGGGCGCAACGATCTTGACGGCGTAGCTCGATGCGGTCGCGCCGAGCGCGTTGGGCCACAGCGCGAGCGTGCAGGCGCCCGTCTCGTCGGTCGTGGCCGTCTCGATGTCAGGGACGACGTAGCCCTGATAGACCTCGAAGCGGTCGAGCTTGGCAGTGACGACGGCGCCGGCAACGGGCGAGCCGTCGTTGTCGAAGATCGCGCAGTGGACGCGGCAAGTGGGCAGCATCGCTTACGCCCCAGCCGCGCGCACGTTCGGGTTTGTGCCAGCGCTGTTGCGGTTGATGTCGGTTGCCATCTCCGCATTCGTGCGCCCGACCATCTGCGCGTTGAACGCCTGGTAGTAGGCCGCGGCCAGGTTGGCATTCGCGGCGTACTCGGCGTCCTTGCTGTAACAGCGGTAGAGCGCGTAATTGACGATCGCCGGCAGCCAGGTGCCGTCTAGGTCGAGCGTGCCGTTCTCGGTCGCGTTCGCAGGCTCGGCCGAATAGACGAGCTCGAGCGAGCCCTGCCCGGTCGCCGGTTGCGGCGGATAGACGTAGAAGACGCGCTGATTCTGCGGGTCGAAGACGTAATGCTTGACCTCGGCTGCAGGCGTAGAGGCATGCCAACCCGGCATCTGCGCATCGAGGATGTCGCGCGTGACGGCGCGAGGAGCTGCGCCCGGCGTGGCGCCACCGACGCCCATGTTGCGCACGATGTCGATGAGCGTCGTGCCTTCAGCCGGCAAACCCTGCTTGGTGCCAGCGACGAGATTGACGACCGCCGTCTTGACGCACGCATCGGGCTTGTAGAAGCAGACCTCGCGCACCGCGTCGGTGATGTACTGGAGCTTTTCCGCGAGCGGCCAGCGGATGTGGGTCGTGTCCTGGAGCAGTTGCCCCACGCGCAGCACGACATCGTTGACTTGGACTGCAGCCATGTTGGATTACCTCTGCCCGTAGCGGCGTGGCGTGATCGAGAGCGAGCCCGCGGCAAAGCCGTGCTCGACGTTGATGCGAGCGCGCGAAACGCCCTCGCGGAAGCGCTGGGAGGCAAGCGCAAAGCCTGACGGGTCGAACCAGGCGGTGCCCGTCATCTCCTTGAGGTACGCTTTCGCACCCTCGGCGACCGTGCCCATGTGCGTTTGCAGCAGCACGTCGGGTAGGCTTGTGGCGTTGAAGGCGGGTTTCAGCGTGGCCACGAGCGTCAGGCGGCCGCCAGACTGGTGCGGCGCCGGATAGACGACAAGCTCGTTGCCGCGCATGGCGTAGTGCGTGGGCTGGCCCGGTTGTGCCGCCCTGCCCTCGAAGTCCGTCCAGGAGGTGATGAGCTGCAGCGGGCGCGCATCAAGGCGCACGTTGCGCACGCACACGAGGACCGCGCCGGCCGGCAAATCGAGCTCATACGCATCGATGCCGCCGATGAGCGTCATCGCATCGAGCGATTCTTCCCACACGCGCCCCTGATCGCACAGGTCGATGGCCGCCCGGTTGATCGCCAGATCGACGGTCATGTACGGGCAGCCCGGAACGGCGGGCAGGATCAGCGGGTAGAAGTCGGAATGCTTGGCCATGTCGCGCGAGTCCAGAGAAAGGAAAGGCCCGCGCGAGTGGCGGGCCTTGGCTCAAACGCCGATCAGGCGTCGAGGAGGTTGAACTTCGCGCTGTAGGAGGCGACCGGCTGGCCGTCCTGCCCGGCGAAGTAGTTCACCACCTTCTCGGCGCGGAAGTAGTCGACCACCTCGGCGGGCAGCTCCACCTCCTTGTCGAACGGGATGTACTGGCAGAAGTCGTTCAGGCCGAGCATCGTGCCCAGATCCTGATTGCCGGCCGGGCGCTGGAAGATCACGCGCTTGGTGCGGGCGGGTGCCTGCTCGGCGGGGGCGGCGACATCGGTGGCGTCGGTCTGTTCTGCGGCGGTCTTGGTGCGAGTGTTCATGGGGTTTCGGTCCTTGTGAACGTGAAAAGCCCCCGCTCCCACTAAAGGGAGTCGAGGGCTTCTCGGGTCAGCCGGTTAGGGCTTGTGGGTTAGAGCAGCGTGTCCTTGAGGGCGCCGCAGACGAGCTTGACGATGTGGGCAGGCTGGGTGACCTTGGCGCCTTGCATCGTCTTCATACCGGCCTTGGAGCGCTGGGCCAGCGGGTCGGACTCGCTCGGCTTGGCGCGCACCAGGGTCGGGGTGACGGCGAATTCGCCCTTGAGCGCCGCGCCGCACCACGCATCCGCGCCGAAGATCAGCACGTCGTAGAGGTTCACGTTCACGCCCGAGTCCGACAGCAGGTTCGTGGCGGTACCCACGGCCGCGCCCACGTCGGCGCGCTTGCCGACGATGGTCGAGGACAGGATGCGCACGTTCTCGGTCTTGCCGAACTCGCCTTCGAGGACGGTCGCGCCCGAGCCGTACTCGGCCACCGGGGTGAAGGCGTCACCGAAGTTCTTGCGGATGGTGCCTTCCAGGTCCGAGTTCACCACCGCGATGAAGGCCGGTTCGATCGCCTGGGTGCCCCAGCGAACGTCGGACTTGACGGTCTTGGTGATGAAGCGCGCATGGTTGGCACGCAGACGGCGCACGCAGGCGCGGAAGTCGGCCAGAGTGAGCGCAGCGACGATGGAGCCTTCGGCCGAGACGCCGCCCGCAAGGCGCACGATCTGCGAGCCAGTACGGCACTCTTCCCACTGCATGTACTCCACGATCGGGCCGGCAACCTCGCCCAGACCGCCGTAGATCTCATCCAACACCGGGTCGATGTGGGTGTCGTCGACCACGTCGGTGACGCCGGTCACCAGACCGTACTGGGTCAGGGTCAGGTCGTAGTTCTCGACAACGATGTCCAGCGCGGCCGGGGTGACGCCCTCGGAGAGGATGAAACCCGAAGCGCCCAGCGGCACGCCCAGCGCGGAGAACTTGCCGCTGTTCGGGGCGAACTTGTAGCGACGCTGGTTGAGCGTCTTGGTGTTGTTGGCCGGCAGCGGCTTCATCGCGCCGGTCTGTTGCAGGATGCAGTACGGGGTTGCGCGCTCGAGGAGCTGCTTGGCCGAGTACGCGGCCTGCGTTACGGTCAGATCGCCAAATTCGTTCATGGCTTGATTTCCTTATCGAAATGAATGGCAGAGAGGTGTTGCGCTGCCGCTCTTTCCGCATCAGGGGTCATCAGCCTCGTATGCCGTCTTGACGTGCCGTGTTGGGGCGCAACGTGTGTGCGTGTCCCTGCACTGCAAAACTGGCGCGGACCTACCCTACTTGCTGGATAGCGTGCTGCGGGGTGCCGAAGGGTTGGTGGGGCCGGTTCGGCGCGGCCATGAAAAAGCCCGCTCGGTGGCGGGCTGGTTGGTTGATGCGTGGTCTTGCTCAGGCGGCGTTGAATGCAGCCCGGTATTCGTCCTCAGGGCTCATCGACGGGCGATCGGGCAGGCGCACGGGCGACTTGCCCTTGACGGCCACCGCGGCATCCTCGGCCCACACGTCTTCGGGCGACGGGCCTTTGCTGCGCGCCTTGTACTGGCGGATGAGCTTGATGCCCTGACTGGGCGTGCCGGCGTCGATGACTTGCTGGGCTTGCGCCTTCTCTTCTTCAGGCAGGCTTTCCACCCAAGCGGTGAATTCGTCGCTCTCGAGCACATCATCGATGTCATCGACCACCGAGCGCAGCATCTCACCCTGGATCATCCCGAAGCCCTCGTCGGTGGCGCGCATGATCTCGGCGATCTTGCCTTCGATCTCGGAGGCGAACGCACCACCCATTTCCTCGACGATCTTGCGCACGGTGCGCTCGACAATCGCAGTGACTGCGGCGACGATCTCCGGGCCGTAGTCGGCAGCCATCTGCTCGACCGGATCGTCGGAGACGGGCGCGGTGTCAGCTTCGGCCATGTCGGCGTCCATGTCGCCTTCCATATCGCCCTCCATGCCTTCGTCGGCCATACCCTCGCCTTCAGCGAACAGATCGGGCGCTTCGCTGGCCATCGGGTCGGTCATGTCGTCGGCAGGCATCATCTCGTCGTCCATGACTTCGCCGCCCTCGGCCATCATCTCGACCTTGCCGCCGTCCTTCTTCTGGCAGACCTTGCCGCCCGCAGCCATCTCGACGCCCTCGCCGTTGAGCGCCGCCTCACGCGCAGCGAGTTCCGCCTCACGCGCCGCAAGCTCGGCCTCACGCTTCTTGATGCGGCCTTCCCAGGACTTTGCGCGCTGCACGTCCTCGGGGCTCATCTCGGCCTTGTCTTCGGCGTCGGCAGGCATCTCGCCCGCGGGCGCGCCTTCGGCGATCACTACAGCCACGGCCGGCGTCTCCGCAATGCCCTCGGGCGCCGCTTCGGTCGTCTTGTTGTCGGCGACGTTCATGTCCTCGGCGGACTCGACGGCGCCGCCTTCGTTGAACGCCTTGCGGTACTCGTCCATCTTCTTGTCTTTCATCATGGTCTTTGGCCCTCCTTTGAGCCGGTGCGAGGCCCGAGAGACGGGCGAAAAAAAACCGCCTCGGAGGCGGTCTTGATCGGTCTTGAAATGGTCAGAACACGAACCCGGTCGAGCCCGTCTGCGCCACCAGCGCATCGCGCAGCGCGATCAGGTGCCGAATCCGAACCTGGTTTTCGGCGAGCTTTTCCGGCTGCATTGTCACGGCTTGCGCCTGGTGCTGCGCCGCGAGCGCATCGAGCCAGTCGACGGTCAGGCGGTAGGGCTCGGAGTGGCGATGCTTCTTGAGCTCGGCATGTGCGTCAGCGGCGGCCTTGCCGGCCTCGGTCACGTCGGTGATGGGTCTCATTGCGCGACCTCGATCTGCGCCGTCTCAATGCCTGCGCGCTGCCCGGCGTTCGGGTCGGCCATCGGCGCAGGTGCAGGTCCGCCCTGAACTGGCGCTGCGGCGGTTTGCTGTTGCGCACTGCCCGTCACCGGATCGTTGGGCGTAGCGTCGGTGTAGCCCACGGACTGCAGGATGGCGTCACCGCCCGCAGCCACGGCCGGCGACTGCGCAGCCACGCCTGCGGCCTGCATCGCGGCATAGATGCCTTCGACCATCCGATTCAGGCGCTCGGCCTCGATCTTGTTGGCCTCGGCCTTGAGCTTGGCGACCTTGGCTTCCTGCTCGGCCATCGCAAGCTGTTGGGCCATCTGCTGCATCTGCTGCGCCATCTGTGCTGCAGGCGACTGCATTTCCTGCTCTACCTCTTCCTGCGACTTCACGAGCTCGCCCAGGTCGAGCGTCTTGGCTTTTTCTTCGGCCAGTTGCGCCCACTTGATGTACGCGCGCTCTTCGGGCTGCAGGGTGGCGCCGAACTGCGCGAGCGCCTGCGCCTTGACTTCCTTGGCCATCAGGGAGGACACGCCTGTCGCCTTGACCTCGAAGTCACCTTTGATGCTGTCGTCCCGGCTGAACTGCATGTTCCAGCGGTAGAGCGCGCCGATGAAGGGCTTCGTGACACCCTCATCCCAGTTCGCCACCAAGTCTTTCAGGTGCGTATTGGCCTGCGCCATCAACATCGACAGACCCGAAGCCGTGCCAGCCGCACCCTTCTGCGGGTTGTCGCCGTAGCTGTACTTCGGGATGCCGGTCGTCTCGTCGGCGTTGCGATCGAAGATTTCGAGGATCGCCAGGTGCTCCTGCATGTGCGCGCGGAACTCCAGCGGGCGCACGGCCGGGAACTGCATGTCGCCGCCGATGCGCGGCCAAATCTTTCCGGGGTAGCTGTCGACGAGGTTCGCGTTCGCGGGGAACGCAGGCACATAGACCTCGAACTGGGGGCCTGCGGTTTTCGCGGCGTTGTCGAGCAGCATGCGAATCGCCGCGTTGATCATCTCCTGGTCGTCGCGCATGATCGACGCCAACCCTTCGCCGAAGATGCTCGTCTCGTCCTTGTCCAGGTAGTAGAGCTGATACGGCCACGTCTGCCCTTCGATGGGCTGCAGCACCGCGCGGATCACCTCGCCATCAGGCAGGAGCCAGACGTTTGCGAAAAAGCTCTCGTGCAGCCGGTCATCGGGCACCTCCACGCCGCAGGCGCGCAGCTTGTCGCCCGAGAGGTAGCCCCAGCGCTCATACAGGTCGTACTGCCCGGAGCGTGTGGACGTCATCAGCGTGCGCTGGTCGCCGATCTCGCGCAGTTCGTGCTCGTACCAGAAGAGCCGAATGAACCCGTCCGGGTTGCTGTTGATGTAGTTGCGAATCTTGTCGCTTGCGAAGGTCTTTCGCTCGGCCAGATCCGCGATGTCCTTGCGCGACAGGCGGTGGCGCTCCCAGACGAAACCGCAGTGCTCGAGCTCGGTCACGCTCATGTCGGGATACCAGTGCCAGATCGGCACGTCCGACAGGAACGGCGCCGAGAAGCGCTGCGCGGTCTGCACGAAGCGCCCTTTCTCGTCGTCCCACTGGTAGGTCAGGCGCGTGCGATGCTCGACCAGCGGCCCCTTGAGGATGCCTGTGCCGTACAAGTGGCCCGAGTGCAGGACGGAGCGCGCCACCTTGCGGTACTTGGCCTCGGTGAGCTGATCGTGGATGCGGTCATCCATCCGGCGCGCAGCCTGGTCGGCGAAGTCCTTCACGGCGCTCTTGATCGTCTGCGCGTCGGGCTTCTGGCCTTGATTGAGCTGCGTCAGCATCTCGACCAGCTTCTTTTTCTGCGGCGCGGGGATGCTCGGCTCGGGCGTGGCCTCGACCTGGTAGTTGCGCTCGCGGTTGGCCGGGAACAGCAGATCGGTCATGCGCGCATCGACCGACTCGATCTTGATCCGGGTCTTGCGCAGAAAAGCCTTGCTGCCGACGATCTCTTTCTCGACCTCGGGGTCGTAGCGCCCCTTGTACTGGCGCAAGTCCTGCAGCCAGCGCTCCTCGACTTCCCGGCGCTCGGTCTCGGCGCGCAGGAACTCGGACATCAGATCCTGGCCGAGCCCGAAGAGCGGGTTGTCGACGGCGGCAGTGTCGCCCGCGAAGACGCGCGATGCGACCTCCGAGTAGTCGGATTGAGGATCAGCCATAGGGAATGCCTTTGAGCCTGTCTGGCAGGCTCTAAAACAGAAAGGCCCGCTACTTGGCGGGCCGCTTCCTGAAGTTGGCGCGAATCACGTTGTTTGATCCGCGCTCTCTGTCCTTGTGCCAGTCTGACGACTTGCCTCGCCAGCCGACGATGTTGTTCAGCTTGTAGATGCTGCGCCCGTTGTCGTTCGGGTCCGGCAGCTTCTGAAGGATCTCCGCATCGACCAGCTTCTTGATCGCCCTCGAAACGTTGGCTCGGTCAATCCCAAGGTTCTCGGCGATGATTCTGTGTGGCACGTCGATCTTGTTGCCGTACTGGAGCTCTTGCAGCATCTCGTACAGCACATTGGCCTCGCGGTTCGTCAGGCCAGCCTGGATGATGCGCTTGAACGCAGGCAGGAAAACCGCCACCCACTTGAATGGGTAGGCGATGTTGACAGATTCGACACCCTTGAGTGCCAAATTTGGCAACACAGTCCCTTGCTGCTCGCGGGATTCAGGGTCGCCACTCTTTATGCTTATTTCTACGAGCTCACCAGTCTCCATATCGATGTACTGGCGTGCGGTTTCCTCGCCCTTCGGCGATTGGCTATACTTGTCCATGTCAGTCCTGCCCTGAGGATTGGCCACGCCTCGGGACGCTCGCAACGTCGCCGGGGCATTTTTTCGTCTGTCGCTAGTAGCCCGCGCGGCTTGCCGGCTTTCTGCCGATCTGTGCGTGAGCTGCTGCGCCGAATACCGGGTGCGAGAGGATCTGCTGCGGCTCTCGCGGGTCCGCAAAGGTCAGTGCCAGGGAGTCCGCTCGGTTCGGCGACTTCACCCCGCGCGCCTTCATGTCGTCCTTGCTCTCGAGGATCAGCGAGCCGCCGCGGTAGCTGTAGCGCGGCGCGGTCAGTTCGGCTTTCAGTTCGTGATCCATCGGCATCGATGCGCCTGCCAGCCACTCGCGCATCTCGCCCCACATCAGGGCGCGCATGTTGTAGTACATCGTCTTCGTGGCGATCAGGCCGCGAAACTCGCTTCCTGCGTCGCCATCCATGCGCAGCGAGGAATTCACGCCCACCACCGTGTCGCCATACCAGCCGCGAAGCTGATCGACCACGCCTGCACCTACGCCAATCTCATCGACCGCGATCTGGCCCGGCATCTCACCGTAGGGGTCCAACAAAGACTTGACCCACGTCGCGCCCTGGATCGAGTCGAGCTTTTGCGTCTCCTCGATCTTGAGCACCAGCCGGCCGCGGCGAATCGTCACCGCGAACTTGTCGTTCCCGAAGCGCGCCGGATCGACGCCTACGCGCAGCCGGCCGATCGCCTCGACCTGCGTCGGCCCTCGGCGCATCGCATCATCGACCAACGGGCCGGGCACGAAGGCGTTGATGACTGACGCCTCGTAGTTGCGATCGATCTCCTGCGCCACGACATGCGGCTCAAGGGTTTCGCACTGGCGTTGATACCACGCTTCATCTTTGCGCGGATCGTCGCGCCAGTCGAATACAAAGACCTTGAGCTTGCCGCCGAAGCGCTTGCGGTAGAACGGATTGCCCGAGCCGTTCGGCGTGCTCACGTCGATCTTGCAGTTCGAGGTCTGCGAGAGCGCTGCGTCAATGGCATCCGGGCGCTCGTAGAAGGCTGATTCGTCCTTGAAGTAGATTGCCGTCCGGTTGCCGCGACCGATGTTGTCGCCCGCCTCGCCAACGATGGCTGCGCCGTTCTCCGGGTTCAGCACTCGCATGAAAGGCGCGTGCTTGTCCGCATTCCATCCGCTCGGCTGAAACTCGATGGGCAGGTTGTTGATGAACTCGCGCAGCTTCCAGAAAAGCGACTTCGGGTCGCCGATACGATCGACGTACTCCTCTTTCCGGCTGCCAAATCCGATCACGATGCCGGGGTTGAACAGCCACAGCGTTGCGGCGATGCTCACGCACAGCCACGACAGACCCATGTCGCGGGACTTCTCGACCAGCCCGTCCTCGCGTCCCTTCCAGCGCTCCACCAGCCAGTCGATAAACTCGGCCTGCTTCGGGAACAGCACGAAAGGAACCGTCACCGGCAGGCCCACGTCCGCGTTTCGCGGGTCGCTCGTCACACCCCAGTCCGTGATGAACTGCGCCGGGTTTTCCTTGTAGAACTCCTTGAGTCCTTCAACCATCCCCGGCGTGCTGCGGATCGTCTGCAGCCGGCGCATGCGCTCCTGGATGATCGGCTCGTAGTCCGGGTGCTTCCAGTCCAGCGCGGGAAGGACGGTCTCGACCCTCTCAGCCGCCATTGCACATCTGCCGATAGGCGTCCATGCCGGAGAGCGCGGCGCCCTCGCCGATCTTCTTGGCGAAGTCGTCCAGGTTCGTGTCGTCCTTGATGCGCAGCACCTTGCGCTCGAGTTCGACCAGGGTGCGAAGCGACTCGGCCAGCTTCTTCGCAGAATCGACGCGCGACGGGAACGCGATCACCTTGCGGGCGATCTGCGCAAGCTTCTCTTCGTCGCCGCTTTCGAGCGCCTCGCCGAGCATGGCGAGCTCTTCGAGTCCGTCGCCTTGCGCTTCCAGTTCGTCAAAGAGCTTTTGCACGATGGAGCGGCTTCGGGAAACGTCGCGGCGTTGGTTGAGTACCGTGTCTGCGATGACCTGCGCGTTTGCCTCAACGATTGTGCGCTCGTCGTGCGTACTTCCTTCGCTGCGTACTTTGCTGCGTACCTCGGCCTTGCGTACCAGCGCCTCAGCCTTCGCGTCGATCTTTGCGGAAAGGTCGCGCTCCCATCCTTCGGCCTTTGCGCGCTTGCGGATCGCGCCCTCTGATACGCCAACCTCTCCGGCAATGTCTCTCAGCGACCGGATGCCTGCGCGGTACTCCCGCTCAACGGCCTCCCAGTCAACAGCCTTGCGCGCCATCCCGCCCTCAATTCACCCGGCGCGCAAACTGCCCGCACCACATGTCCGCCATCACCAGCGGAAACACCATGCGGATCTCGTCGCCCTCGCCATCGACGGTCTCGGGCGGCCACACGCGGCACTCGTAGATGTCGTCGACGGCGTGCTTGGCGTGGTTGCAGTGCGCGCAGGCGCGCTCTTGTGGATCGATCATGGGGCGTCCTCGTGTCCGGGGTGTCCGGCTGCGGGAGTGTGTCGTCATCACGACGGCGGCCGGCGTCTCACCGGCCCGGATGGATCACCTCCTTCGAGGGTGACGCATCGAGGCGCCCGGCTCACTCCCAGGGGTATGCGACCGAGTGGGCGATGGAGTGTCCGGGACGTGGGGTGCAGAAATTCAGCGCGAGCGCGGCCCTTGACAACCCGCCCCATTGACCGGGGACGGACGGCGATATTGTTGTTGTTCGAGGGCCGGTCACTGCTTAAAGAGCGCGCAGAATCTGCGATGGCGCGACGTTACTACGGCTTTTTTATGACGTGATGCTATACGGCATCAGACGTAAAAAAACCCGCCGAAGCGGGTTCTTTGGGTCGCTGCCAAGGCGGGCGATCAAGCGGCAGTCTTGCGCTACACAGCTTGACCCATCCCCATCGGATCAGCCTCGTCGCGCAGACGGCGGGCCTCGTCGATGATTGCCTGGATCGGCGCCCAAGTGGCGTCGCGGTGCGCGCGCTCTCGGTCGATCTCCTGTTGCTTCTTCTCCGCTTCAGGTGGCAGAGGGTCAAGCGGACTCGCCTCCTCCGGGGTCAGCAGATCGCGCTCGGCGACAAGCATTTCCACCCACTTGCAGGCGCTTTCGTGCGCCAGGGCGAGCCGGTGGTGACCAAGCGCCCACAGCACGCCTCGGTTGTAATCGTGCGTCGCTTCCGCCATCTGGCAGATGGCCTCGATTTGGTGCTTGTCCATTTCATTCCCCTTGAGTGCGGTCCGAATTCCTCGGCTCAGATTTCCGCCTCCGAGCGCTTTCGCCCGGTCAATCGTCGCATCGTCCAGCATCACCTGGACGCGCCGAACGGTCACGCCATCTAGCGTCTGTCGGCCCTTGCTCATTCAACAACCTCGCTGTAGGTATGCCATGATCTTTCTCCGGTTTTTGGCGCCGCCCCTGCGATCACTTTGAATGCATACTACACACTATAAGGAAAGAAGGTCAAGGCTTTTTCGCATTGATCTTCAACTTTTTTGTGCATACAATTTCATTCCATGAAGATCGCTTTCGATCCCGCAAAAGACGCCTCCAACGAAGCCAAGCACGGCGTCTCGCTTGCGCTGGCGACTGACTTCGAGTGGGAGTCGTCAGTCGTCTGGATGGACGAGCGGAAAGACTATGGCGAGCCGCGCATGTGCGCTATCGGCTACATCGGACTTCGCCTGTACTGCATGGTCTTTGTGGAGCGCTCAGGCGCTCGGCGCATCATCAGCCTGCGCAAAGCCAATCAGCGGGAGGTGCAACGCTATGCCCAAACTTAAACCCGGAACCATCTTGAACACGCCGGAAGAGGACGCCGCCATCACGGCAGCAGCCATGTCCGATCCTGACGCCACTCCCTACGCTGATGCGGAATGGGAGGCCGCCAAGCCCACCATCAAGCGCGGCCGGCCCGTTGCGGACATCACCAAGGAGCGCATCACCATCCGCCTGTCGCCCGATGTGCTGCGTGCGTTTCGAGCAACGGGCGCCGGGTGGCAAACTCGAGTGGATGCCGCCCTGAAGGACTGGCTCAAGACGCACCCAACGCCCTGAGCTTCACTCAACATCCGCCCGCATCCGCATTTTCCGCCGCACACCCGCTCCGGCGTTGTGCCGCTCCTGATCCATCACCGCGAGCGCCGCCCGAATCTCGCGCTGATGCTTTCGCGGCAGCGGCGCCTTGCCTGTCCCCGAGCACGCATCGCACGGCCGGATGCGCTCCTTTTGCTCGGGCGGCACATCCCGATCTAAGCCGAGCATGCCGCGGCCTTTGCAGCAGCCGCACGCGGGCTTGAGGTAGTAGCGCAGCGCCTCCTTGGCGACCTGTTTGGTCTGCATCGGCGACAGCGGCCAGTGCCGTTGCTGGCACACGCGACGGACAATCTCGGCGGTGCGCTTGAGCGCCTCGAGCGCAGCGCCTGGCGTGAGCGTCAGGTCCAGATCGAGTAGCGCCGTGCCATGCCTGTTGCGCACGCCCGCCGCTCCGAGCGCGGCGATGTAGTCGACGTCGCAGACGCGATGCCGGTGCGAAAGGTCGTCCGAGTGCACAGCTTCTGAGAGCCGCTCGATCACTGTTTTGTCACTGTGCATGCTTGAGCCCCCAGAGTCCGATCAGTACCGCGTCCGCCAACGCCTGCCCCTTGCCTTTGAGGTCGAACGTGCGCTCCCACGGATAGAGCTGCGCGGCTCGCGTCCTGGCCTCGTCCTTGTCCTTGCCGATGAGGCCGTGCGCCTTTTTCCACGCCTGCGGGGTGACGAGGACTAGCGGGATGCCGAGCGCGCCGACGACGCCCTCCACGACGCCTGCGCTGTGGCCGAAGGCAAACATGCTGGACACGCCCTGCCCCGGCATGGCGCCCACTCGCTCGACGAAGACCTTGCTGGCGTCCCGATGAGTGTGAATCCAGCCCGCCAGCGCCGCGGCGTTGACGTGGGTCGTCTTGCCCGCTTTGTACGTCGGCATCGGGATGTGCCCGACGATCTGCCCCTCGTCGTCCAGGGCCACGCAGGCGCCGGATGCGCCGGGGTCGATTGCGATGATCACTGCGCTTGGTCCTCAAAAAGATCAGGGGTGTGCGGGTCGCGCTCGTAGTGCGAGACCTCAACGCGGATAGCTTTGTCCTTCGGCTGGATAAGCCCGAGCCGCCTTGCGCAGACAGGCCCAAAAGCGACGCGGCCGATCTGAATGGCGGGCGTTTTGATGGGGCGGCGGCACTGGGCGCAGATCACGGCTCGCCCTCCAGCAGCCGGCGCACGTCCTCGAGCAATTCCAGTTCCGTGACGCCGTGATGCCGCTCCCACGCCTTGCGGCCCATCACATGCAGGCCGTCCGCGGCTTGGCGATGGTGCGCAGAGCAAAGCGGGATCGTGTCGTAGTGCGATGCGCGTCTGCCTGCGCCCGTCCCGGTGCGGATGTGATGCACCTCCGCAGGCGTGCCGTACCAGCCATAGCGCCGGCACAGACAGCAGCCCAGCGCAGCGACGCGGCCCATGTGCGCCTTCTCAGCGGCGGTCGCCATCAGCCTTCCTCCTGCGGTGCAGCCACATCTCGATGGCGCGCTTGACATCCTTGTGCGCGCGCCGCTTGACGTGCTCGAGGAGCGCCGCCCAGGCGTCGGTCATCTCGACCTTGCGCCCGAGCACATCGCACTTGGAGAGCGCCATGCCGAGCACGAGGCGCGCATAGCGCGGGTCTTCGGCGACCACGCCTTCGATCTCGCGCGTCTCGCGGTCGATGACGAAGATCACTTCCGGGCGCTCGCAGCGCAACTCGGTCTGCATCCTTGCGCGGTGGCAGGGCGTGCAATCCGCGCACGGCGACCAGGCGCCCGACTTGACGGACAGCCACTCGTGCCAGTCGTGCAGCGTGTCGTAGCACTTGGGCTTGCGGTCGGGCGACCACTGGATGCGCGCGCGATCAGTCAAACTGGACTCCTAGCGTCGATGCGGCATCCGACTGGACGCGCTGCAGGTACTCGGAGAACTCGGAGACCGTGAGCTCGGTCGTGCTCTTGCGCCGGCTGACGATCTCGCCGTAGGGCGTGACGATCTCTGTGTGCGGCAGGTATAGCCGGGCGAAGTGCTCGTGCCATACGTCTTTGCTGAACTGCCTGCCGTCGACCCATGCCTGCTCAGCGATCGTCGTGAGCACAGCGCCCCAGTAAAAGCGGTTCGCGGAGTCCGTCCGCTTCTTTTCGTCCTCGGTCACGATCACCCGCAGTGGGCGGCCGCGGTCGATGAACGCCTTGGCGTTTGCCGCGACAAGCTGCGCGAGCGCCTGCCATGCGGCCGGAGAGCGAAGGACGAACTCGCGGTAGAGCATCTACGCCTCGTCGCGGGCGAAATAGCCCGTCTCGTCCGGTTGGGGTGCGGACGCACCCGTCAGCGCCTGGATGAGTTCGACCAGGGCCTGCGGCGTGCCGTCCAGGGCGCCCGCAACGACGCGGATGCCGTGGGCTTGGGCGTGGGCGAGGATGTCGGCGGCGGTCATGGCTTAGAGCTCCATCGACAACACGACGATGCCCGCCTCCTTGAACATCGCCTCAGACTCTTCGATGGAGTCACCCCAGCGCAGCATGAAGGCGGGGTCCGGCGCCTCGTAGACGACGCGCGCAATGCCCGACTGAATGATGAGCGCGGCGCAGTTCGAGCACGGCGGGCGGGTGACGTAGATCGAGCAGCCCGCGAGGTCGCGCCGCGCGTGAAGGATCGCGTTCGGCTCCGCGTGGATCGTGCGCGCGAGTTTCGTCTCGCGGCTCACATCCCGCCGATCCTCGACGCCGCGCGGAAAGCCATTGAAGCCCAGGCTCACAACGACGTTGTTCGAGTCCGCAATGACTGCGCCTACCCTGGTGCTCGGGTCTTTTGACCACGAGGCAGTCAGCGCCGCCATCTCGAGAAACCTCGCATCCCACTTGCTGATCACTTGCCACCTCGCGCATCAAGTTCAGCGATGGCCAGCAAATTCCACGCCGCATGCGAGAGGTGCGTCAGTCCGCTCTCGGCGTCGTGCGTCTCGCCCTGGCCGTGCTTGAGGAGGTGGCGCATTGCCGCATCGAGGTAGCGCTGCTGGCCGTTCGGGACTTGCTGCCAACCGCCGCGCGAATACTTGGCTGCGCCCATCGTGCCGACCTTGGCAACGCCCTCGAGCGCGTGGCCGAAGTCGAGCAGCACGCCCGCGAGCGTCTTGTCGGCGTCCGCCTTTGCGCCTGGCGCGTTCAGCGCAAGGCCGGACGGGTCGCGCTCGGCAGTCCCGTACATCCCCAGCGGGTCATTCATCGTGATCGGGTAAGTTCCAGCCGGCGCCGGCCCATCGACCCACTTCGGCGAACCGGGCAACGGGTTGTGCTTTCTTGCTTCTTTGAACGCTTGCTCCGCAAAAGTCATTTTGGATCGAACTCCTTGCAGGTCTTGCCCTTATCTGCGGGCAGTTGTCGAAGGGGATGGTTGGCGCCGTAGGCGGGCGGAAGATCGTCGCGGCCACCGCAGTAGCCGGCCGACAGCCCAGGGCGGCGGAAGTGTGTGCAGTGCGGACAGGTCACGCCGCCACCCTCCTTTTCCGAGTCTCGAAGTACCCTGTGTGCTGCGGATTCAGGTGCTCGAACAGCCGCGCACATGAGGCCGAGTGGATGTTGTTGATCTTGTACGGCTCACCCTCTTCGCGGACCTCGGAGTTCCAGCGGATGAGCTCGAAGATCAGCTTGGCCGACAGGCGCATGCGACCGCGCCGGATCGACGACAGCGCCATGCGCTCGAACTCCTCGTAGATGTCCCAGTGCGCGAACAGCCAGCCGGCGAAGCGCGGGTGGTAGTCGCTCGACGCGATGACGTGAGCGAGGGCGGATTCTTTGCGGGTCATGCGGCCTCCTTGATCAGCTTCTGCGCCTTCGCCGCACGCCGCGCCTGTCTGCGCTCGTCGCACTGCGCGCACACGAACCCGAACTTGCGATAGCCCTTCACGAACTCCTTGCGGCCGTCAATCAGCTTGTCCTCGCCGCACGCCTGACAGCGAAAGCGCGAGGTCATGGCGCCGGTCGCCTGGCCTGCCATGCGGGCGGTGGCTTCGCGGAAGCGGTGTTCGTCGATCGGTCGATTGAAAATCATGCTGCGGTCCTCAGTTTTTCGG